GGAATGTCAGACAATTTACCCTCAGCCTCCAAATTGTTGGTGACACCCCACCTTTTCATGCACTTTTGGATGTTTTTAAAACTCCATGAGGAAGGCTTAGTTGCTAACATGGATAGAATGTGGTCATCACCATAGTCTGATAGTTCATTATAAAATGTGAACTCTTTTGCACTTAAGCCAGTCAATTGTTTCCATGCCAAAAGATACAGAATTAAGAGTGCCATGCTGTTGTCTGCTGTAGTTGAGGAATGACCAGTAGCCTCACCAACTCCTTTTCTATAAATATCACCAGTACTAGTGATGTTTAAGAGCTGATGTTCAATTTGATCATAACCAACATCAATAAGGGCAGCAATCCTTTGGTAATCTTTATGATGCTCAAAACCCTTTTTACGGACAGCCTTAATCAAATCAATAACTTTCCCAGTGACAGTAGAGTCAAAGGCAGTCATATCTCCAGCGAAGTGGTGTTGACACCTTGCGTGCCGCTCATAAAGATCTGCCATCCAGTAACCATTTATTGGCATTCCCACTTTAGTTGGTGTCTTCTCCCATGAGAACCTATGATTTGGTTCATAATTCCACACTGTAGTAGCAATATAATGGACAAGTGGAGACCCAATGACGGTACGAACTTTATTATCCAGCCATTTCTTTGGGGGTAGTGCTTCACCTTTCACACTGACAGCAGCAACAGGAGTGATCAAATTAGCCCACTCAAAAGTGTCCCTCCAGAGACGCTTAAACTTTCCAAATCCAATTGACCTTATAAAGTCACGCCTTTTTCGTTTTGCCTTAGAGCCAGGCTTCCGCATAAAAGCACCCAACCCATACTTCTTTTCCCATTTGTGAATAATCCAGGAAAAAGGAGTTAACCTGGAGTTCTCAAAGGTTGTACGTAAAATGTACCATACATCATCTAACTCCAAATCAGGGTAGTCAAACCTTGGAGACCTAAAATATCTAGATGTGGCCTCCAGTTCATTCTCAATCGAAGCGTATTCCTCAGTCCTTCTATACTTGAGAGCACCAACCCGCAAAGAATCCAGGAGATGATCAGTATAGGTTTTTAAATTATGAATCCCCTGCTCCCAATCAGTGCCACAGAGAACCCACTCTTTGAACTTGCTATTAAGAGCAAAA